TGCGGTTCAGGTATAAGAATATTTATTTTAGCCATTATATTTGTGGAGCACTTCCGCCTCTGCCGTCTGGTTGTATATCTACTCTAAATATACCATAACGCCAATTGTCGTTAAGTGCATCGTTTTCAATTTTTATTGACGCAAGTCTCCCTCGCGCGCGCGTGTCTATCTTATCTGTTGTTGAAGATACTGTAAAGGGACCTACAGTTGTTTGTCCCTGAGCCGTGGTTGAATCTGCTGGATAAGCTTTAAAGAATAGAGTTACTTTTGTATTACCTTCTATGTATTTAAAGTCAGGAATAAATCTTCTTATTTTAATAAAAAATTCACCATCTCCTTCTATATCTAAATCAAAGTCTCCTGATCTAATAAAAGCAGGTATTGTAACGTTTGTCACGTTTGTGCTTGTTAAATTAATAACTTCATTTACACCCACTTCATGAGCAAACACATAACTACCTCCATTACTAATACCATTTACTATAGGAGTATTTGGAGTTAAAGTGCTTATATATTTAGCAGCACTTGGATACTCTAATACATGAGCGTCTTCATATACTGTTCTTGCAAGCGATCCCGTTGTCCATGTTTTTAGTTCGTAATTATAAGTAACAACTCTATCTATTTCTGTTGAAGATGCTTGTGGATAGAACCAGTTAATTTCTGTAAATAAACTATTGTGTCCTGCAAATACTGTTTCACCATTTGTAAAATTAAGTCCCAAAGCATCTCCTGTTGTAGTAAATACAAAGTTCTCAACTGAAGATGGTAATGTTTTAACGGTTCCATCAAATACAAAGAAATTACCAGAATCACCCATCCAATACACAGCACCGTCTACAAAGACTGCTGCATGTTGACCAACACATCCACAATTAGATCCAACTTGACGTATACTAAATGTAAATGGAGGTCCTACAAACTGCATAGTATAAGCAGCCTCATCTGTTAAAACTAATATATAATCTTTACCTTTAACAGCTGCTACAATTCTACTACCGTTGTCTAGTCTAAATGTTCCTGCTGTGTTTGTAGAAGTTGGTTCATAAACATCGATATCTTCTTGATCTGAAAATCTTATAAACATTGGATCTTGAGTAGCAGGGGATCCAATAGTTGTTTCTGTTCCAAAATGAATTAAATGTCTATCTCTGTCTGATACTCTTGTTAAAACTGTCGCTGTAGGATTACCCGCTACAATAGTTGCACGTGTATTAACTCCTGTTCCTGCAGTAGGATCCCATGAAAAAGTTTGTCCATCTTTAATTGTTGCAATTAATAATTCTCCAAAATTATCCAATGACCAGTTACCGGCTTCAATAGTTGTGTTAGAAACTGTTCTTGAAGTACCCCAAAGATCTAATCCCCATGTTCCTGCTCCCCATCCATAACCAAGTGTCGCGGCAAGTGGGCCTACTATAACGTAAGGATTTGTTATAAGTGATCCACCTGTAGTAACTCCTGTTCCTGTTTCTGTAACAGGCATAGTAATTGTAAAGGTATTTGCAGTTGGTACTGTTTTAACTTCAAATGAATTAGTTTCAAAATTAGCAGTTGTAAAACTTGTTGTAGTAGGTCCTGGTGTTGTTACAGATGAAAATTTAATTAAATCACCAACAACTAGATTATGTCCAGCTTTGTTAATTGTAACTGTTGTAGAACTTGTAGTTGATGTATAAGTGCAACCTGTTAAGGCTGTTGCTAAGGGTGTAATATCATAAAACACTTCATCAAAAAGAATATATAAAACTTTATCTGTTCCAATAGCCACGTATCGTCTACCCGTTAAATCAAACCAAGAATGTATATCTCTAGCCGCTCCTACTAATATAGATGAATTAATCTGTTCCCAACCACCTATCTTTTCAGGGGATCCATATTGAAAACGTACGTTATCTCCATCAATCCAACGTCCCTCTGCTTGAGAAGCAGTATCATTCTTATCAAAGCCTGGAGGCAAGGGTATCTTTTTTAAGGGCATATTTACGCCTATTATAACATTGTTTAAGTATAGCTAAAAGATTAAGCTATTTTATTTGTATTGATTTACTGTGTTTTAATATTTATATCATATAAAATGAAAGTAATAAACAATTTCTTAGAGAAAGAAGATTTATTAAAGATACAATCTACGTTATTAGATAGCACTTATTTTCCTTGGTATCTTCAAAACAGCGTCTCAGTTATTGGAGATAATGGTTTTCAATTTACTCATGTATTTTATAACGAAAAAATTAACTCTGGATATTTTGATTTATTAAAACCTATTTTAGATAAATTAAAAATAAAAAAATTATTAAGAATAAAAGCTAATTTCTCTGCAAAAACTCATGAACTAATTGAATACGGACATCATGTTGATTATAAAAACTGCACAACTTCCATTTTTTATGTTAATAGTAATGACGGATATACTATATTTAAAAAAAATAAAAAAATAATAAAAAGTAAAGAAAATAAATTTATTTCTTTTAATTCAAATTTAATGCACGCCGGTACAACCTGCACTGATCAAAACTATAGAGTAGTAATAAATTTTAATTATATTTAATTATTCTATAAAAGAAAACCAACCTGTAATTATAAATTTTTCTTCTTTCTTAGCTACAACACCTTTATGTAAAAACATCCAATCAGCTGGCCAAATAACTGTTAATCCAGTTTCTGGTTTTATTTTTAATTTTTGATGAAACCATTCTGTTTGACCTCCTTCTTTAACATCATTTAAATAAGTCATGAACGCTAAAAGTCTTTTTCCAAATCTTTCTTTTCCAGTTGATCTTTCCGTATGCCATCCAAAATATGCTTCATTTTTTTTATATTTTTGAATATTATAAGATTCAGTTATTCCCCATTTACTTAAATTATCTTTTAATGCTGGATATGTTTTTATATATTCTTCGGTGCATTTTAATAATTCTTTATTATAACTTTGTATTTCTAATGCTGGTGTATTAAATAATACCCCTAAATCATTTGATTTTTTAACTTTAGGATTAAAACCTTTAATGGTCGTTCCTTTTACCACTTTATCTTTATTAAGTTCAAAAAATTTAATTAAATCTTTACATACATTTTTATCAATGTACCAACCTTTTATAAAGTTATCTAATTTATTTATTTTATATTGTTTAAGCATCTTTCAAATTTATATTTAACACTATTCTATACATATTTTTAATTGGTTTACTACTTGCATGATAAGTTAAACCATCAAACAGAACAGCTTTATTTTGTTCTGGAGTTATTTGTTTATCTATTGTTTTTTTATCTTTTTTATAAAAATAAGTATCCCCATCACTATTATTTAAATAATATAATATAGTTTGATGTTCTGCTTTTTGATCTGTGTGAGGATTATTTATATATTTTTTACCAATAGACATTGTTTTTCCAAGTCTAATTCTTGTAATAATTTTATTATTTAAATTAAATTTATTTATTATGTTTAAAATAGAGTTTTCAAATATTTTATAAAAAGAAGAATTAACTTTACCATTTAATATCAATGCATGATACCAAGAGTAATTAAATGTATTACTTTTTTCTTCTAAAGTTGCAGAATTATGTAAATAATACCAAGGAAAATTATCATTAAATATAGTGCTCTTTAAAAGTATATTACTTTCTTTTTTAGATAAAACATTTTTTATAATTTTCATTTTTTAAACCACGCTGGAAGTCCTAAATGAGGTCTACGATCGTAAATATTTTCTTTAGATCCTTTAGTTTCAATATTATTGTAATGTAAGAATACTTGACCACAATCATCAAAAGATAATTTATCTCTCCAATGTTCTAATTCATTTCCTCTATAAACTAACATATCACCAGGTTCTAATAATACTTTAACACCTTTAGATTTTGATTCTTTATATTTACCAGTTTTTTCGTCTACGTTACCTAATAATGCGTCTGGTTCTAAATAGATTGGCCAACAACCTCCGCCTAAATGCATAGTTGTAGATATTTCACATGAAAATCTATCTTTATGTTTATGCAATACATCTCCTTTTTTATAAATTCTTGCATAAGAATAATTTGGATTTAATTTTAATCCTGTTTCTTTTTCCATTAATGGAAGTAATTTAACAAGTAATGTTTCCATTACGATATCAGAATAATGTGAATATGTTTCTGGAACCTGTTGGTCATTCCATACACCAAAGTATTCTGTAAACTGACTAATATACTTTGTATCAAACATAGTTTTTGCAACTTGTCTTTTCATCATGAAATAATCATAACAAAACTTTGCAAGATCTTCTGATATTGCTCCTTTAATTACTGTGTATTTATTTTTTTTAAAACTCATATTTCTATTTAAACGGATATCCAAGATTCCAAATTACTAATGAATATCTTGTTCCTTTGGTTACTGGTTTAACTCTATGCCACACATGTGATGGAAATACAACTATTGATCCTCGTGGTAGTATTTCCATACATTTTTTAATTGCAGGTTTACCATTTTCTTTATTTCTAAAATCAAATTCTAATTCTCCTCCTTTATAATCCTTAGGATCTGATAAAGAACAAGTAACAGATAGTTTTCTTATTTTTTCATGTGTGTTTTGATTATTAGGTGTATCATATGTTTTTTCCCAAGAATCACAATGCCAATCATAAAATTGATTTAATTTATATTTTGTAAATTGACACGATTCGGACCAATCCCAATCAAAATTCCATCCTGCTAATTTGTTTGCTTGATGAATATATGGATGTATTTCTTTATAAACCCAATGATCATTTAACCAAACTACATTAGAATCTCTAACTTTTTTTAAATCTTTAATTTCTTTTTTTAAATTTTCTTGTTTAAAATTTCCAGTTAATGCAATTTGCTCTTGTTGATTAATTCCATATTTAACTAATTCATCACAAAACCTAGATGTTAATACACCTTTAAAATAGTAATAATAATTCTGTAGATTCATTCTACATAGTTTATATTAAATTTTTAAATGAAAGTAAAGGTTAGTTTCCCGTTGCAACCCATGAAGATGATAGTGAAATCCATGAAAATTCATTATTTTCACTATCTTTACCAATCCATCTTAAACCAGCTTCATCCCAAGAAATAAAGTATTTAACATTATCTCCATAAGTTGTAACTGTTGGATATGCAACTGGTGATTGCCAGTCATCATTAGCATCTAGCGACCAAGATGCAAATGGTTGTGGCGAGATAAATTTATTTTTATTAACATCAAAAGTTTTATTTATCCCTGCGAATTGTTTTCTAAAATTATGATTATAAGATGTTTGAACCCATTTTACACCATTTTCAGATAATGGGCATACGGTTTTAAAATGTTCAGCAGCTTGTTCTGATTGTTCTCCTCCGTTGTTTGCAATATCTTGATTACAAGCAACGACTACTCTTAAAACTTTATTATTTAAATCTATTTCAGCAAAATGAGCCATATTATGATACCGTTAATGTTCCGCTTACAGTAAATGTAGCTACTACATCTCCATTTGGAGCTGTAGTTTTTGTGTTTGTACCTGGTGATACTGACCATCTAGGTCCTGCTACTTTTGGTGCTCTAAGAATAACTATTCCAGATCCACCCGCCGCACCTAGTCTAGGGCTAACATCTTCAGAAGATCCTCCACCACCACCACCTGTATTATCTGTTCCATTAACAGAAGATACTCCTGGTGATCTTGCTCCATTTCCACCTCCACCTGCTCCACCAAATCCTCCTGTTGCAGGAGTTAAAGGACGTGGGATACTACTATGTACTCCTCCACCTCCACCACCAGCGTAAGTTAATGAAGTTCCTGATATTGAAGTAGTTATTCCATCTCCTCCAGGGCCCGCTCGAGCAGGAGCATCATTAGTTCCTGGGGTACCCGCTACACCAGCTCCTCCTCCACCTGATCCAGAGTTAGTGGCAGGATTACCTCCTCCATCAAATCCTTGATTAGCTGTACCAGATCCTCCAGCACCAGGAGAGGCTTGCCCACCTCCTCCACCAGATCCACCAGGTTGACCAATTGTACTTAAATAAATTCCTCCTGCTCCTCCGCCAGTTGAAGTAATAGTTGAAAATATAGATGGACTACCATTGGACACAGTTGGTCCATTACCACTTGGTCCTCCACCACCTACTGTTATTGGATATGATCCAGGTGTTAATGTTACTTTTGATTCTGCTCCACCTCCACCACCAGAAGGTCCGTAAGAAGTTCTAAATCCACCAGCACCTCCACCTCCTCCGTTATTTCCTGCGGCACCACCTTGTCCTCCACCTGCTACTACTAAGAAATCTGTAAGGCCATCCCAACCGGATGCTCCAAATCCAAAACCTTTTGCTGATCCAGCTCCGCGTGTTGAGTTTAAAGGCATTACAAAATCTCCTTAGTTAAATTGAGTTTGAGATGCTAAAATTGTATATGCTGGGGTTGTTGCTGTTTTGATTGCAGTAAATGAATAAACATCTATTCCTGCATTACCTGAAGTTGGTGCAGAACCACCTTGATATTCAAGTGTAACGTTTGTTGATGAACCATCAATCGTTATTGTTGAAACATAAAAAGTAGTATTAGTATTTAAAAAAGCACCTGTTACAGATTCGCCAACAGATAACATGTTAGTTAAAGATGTAGAAGAACTACCTCTTAAATTTATTGTAAATTGACCTGTTGCCACTGTTGTATGATAAAGAACAGCTTGAGTTAAAAAATCATAATTAATTGTTCCAGTAGACGCTA